GCTCCTCAGGCCCGTCAGCGTACCAATCGTTGGCGGCCTGCACGTACTGCGCGAAAAGCTGCGGGGTGTGGCTGGAATCGAAGGCCGTGTAATCGCCAGCGAACACGGGCGTGTGCTCGTAGGCCCCGCCAGTAAGGTAATTGGCGGTGGCAGTGGCGTCGGCATAGGGGTTGATGCCCACCGCGATGCCGTTGTAAATGCGCCCAGCCTTCAGGTACTCGTCCCAGGCCCCCATGTACATGCGCCACAGCGCAGAATACAGGAGACTGGCCCCGCAAATGGGCCGGGTCTTGCCGAACTTGGCAGCCTCCCGCAGCTCGTCCTTGCAGAACATCATCCAATACACGCGCGGGCCGGCCTGGCCACAACGCAACGCACGCTCCGTGTTGCCAAGCTCAAGCCTGAACTGCCTCCCCAGAGGGTCGGCCGGGTCCAGGTAGGCCTGTTTCCCAGTGGCCTTTGTGCAGTAGGGGTACCCAGCGGAAGTGCCGGGCGGCAATCCCCCTACCCCGACGTCGGGGTCGCCCCGAAGGGCTTCCTCTATGCCGAAGATGGGCCGGTTGGGTGGCGTGGGGCTGACGCGCTCCAGGTGCTGCTGGTACTCCGTGACGGCGCGCGCCAGCTCACCTTCCTCAATGCGCACAGGCGCGGCCCCAAAGGGGACGCACATGTTGTACACCGGGTCAACGCCGTTGGTGGGGCGCAGCATGGCAGGGATGCGCGTGCCGGGCCCAAGCTCTTCACACAGGCCCGTACGGGCGAGCTTGGTCTGGGTTGGCATGTGCACAGGGGGCTCGGCAGCTTTGATGACCTTCCAGCCGCTTGGAAGCAACCGGTCGCCACCGTGTGGCTCCGTACCAATGGCGTGTTCCAACGCCGTCCGGGTGACACGGCGGAACCAGCCGCACGAGGTGGTGGCAAGGGGGTCACCCATACACGCACAGTAGATGCCCACGATCCGGCTCTTCATGTTGGCGTACCGGCCCACCAAAAGCGAGCCACAGTAGCCGACACCAAGGCAGAGATCCGT